CTAATTGTTTTACAGATTTTTTACCTGTCTCAATAAATCTTATCTTATAATCTTGTACGATAAAGTCAGCAGATAGTTTGGCACCTGATTTAACAGTAGCTGTATATTTTTTCTTTAATGTAGGTAGTACTTTTTTTAGATTGTCTGGAGATACTTTAACTGTATATACTCTAGACTTTGTGACAGGAGAATCATCGCCATAGTAGGCGCCCTCTACCATTAACTTTAATAAAGATATAAACTCACCTTTAATATTTGATGGTACGTGTTGTTCTAATGTTGAAACCGTTGCTAAATTGTACGCCATAATTCTTTCTTATACCATATTTATAAGAAAGAGGCAAGAGTTAATGCTCGTTAATCCAGAACATTTTAGGGATACCGCCGTTCTTTTCCCATACTTTATTTTTGTTTTGAAACTTAACTAATTTATCTGCGTCTTCCTCAAAAAAGTAAGTTGCAACTATACTATTGGTAGGTTTTTCTTTAACTTGCCATAGTATTTTCCGACCTTTTTTAATCATACCTTTAGTATATGATAATTTAGGATAATCTTTTCTTGGTCGTCTATCGCTTTTACTAAATCTTACTTTTTGTATTTTTGGCATAATTATTTAATAAAGAAATGATAAATTAATAATCCTATTATTAGACCTTCAATCCAGGCACCTAGGCAAAACCATACTGGATACTTTCGTATTAGATTTATTTTCCAATTCCAATATTTTTTCATTTATATATCTCCTTTTATTGTGACCATTTAAATGTTTGTGTAATAGTAAAATTCTCTGAATTATAATCACCATTCACACTATCACCATCTTGACCAGTATTACCATATTTTAATGTAGTAGTATCTGGTTTAAATGTTTGATTTGAACATCCAGCCAATCCAATTATTAATAATAAACTAAATATAATTGTTCGCATATTTCATTCCTTTCTTTACTGTTAAAACTATTAGTGATGTATATACTATAGTGCTTAGTAGTGTATTATGAAAGAACGGTATCGCCATTGTATAACACATTATTAAACCTTCAATTGTTTTGGGATAATAATCCCACATAGTCCATACTGCAAAGTTTGTTATTATAAAAAATAATATAGAAGATAAAATTGCCATTATACCTAACTGCATATATTCTTTATCAAAACGCATTGACAAATTACTAATTAGTGTTGATAATCCTATTGCTCCATACACCCATAACATATATGGATGAAACCCTATCCATAAATCTGCAATAAACATTGCTAATAATGGAAGTGACATTGCAACCCATTTATCTTTGATTAGATATGGAGCATAGATTGCTGTTGCTAAAATTGGTGTAAAATTCGGTGGGTGTGGAATAATTCTTCCCAAGGCAAGAATAAATGAAATGAATAGAAATGTTATAATAGTTTTTATCATACTTTAAAATCTGAAAACTTATCATAAGGATTTTTTCCTGATGGTTTACTTTCAGTTCCTTTATCTACTATATTTTGTGCTGTGTTTTGTACATCATATAATTTCATTTTTGATCTATCTACACCTACAATAAATGATCTATTAATTGCTGGGTCGTTATACCTATTCTTTAATTGTTTTACTTTCATTTGACCTAGTTGTTCTAATTCTTCGTTTGATTGTAAAGCAAACATAAAGTCAGCCGTTGCTGGTAAACCAAAAGACTCTGCTGTATCTTCTAAACCAATATCTGTACTTGTATAACCAGTTCTAGTTGTTTGTGTAGCACTGAAAATAGGTAGATCAAACTCTACTGCTAGACCTCTTAATTCTTCAGCAATAGCCTTAATATAAAAGTATGATGATATATTACCACCTTTAAATCTACTTGAAGCACATATGTTTAAATAATCTATAAACAATACTTGTGGTTTAAAAGATTTCTTTAAAGCAAGTTCATTTAATAATGCTCTAAAATGTCCACTATGAGCAGACGCTGTTGGATATTCTTTAATGATGAATTGACCTTTAGTTTTATCTTGTAACCTTTTAAGTTTATCTTCGTATAAAGATTTAGGCATATCATGGAGATCGTCCATAGATACATCTAATAAGTTAGCGTCTATTCTTTCTGCAATTCTTTCCTCTGCCATTTCTAAAGTGATATACAATACATTTAAACCTTGTGCTAAAAAACTACTAGCACAATGACACATAAACAAAGACTTACCTACACCTGTACCTGCCAATGCAATATTCAAAGTCTTACTTGGTACACCACCTTTTGTAATTCTATTAAAATAACTTAAATCAAATTGGAATTTTTTCTCTTTAGTATGATACCAATTGAATCTTTCCTCACTATCATTTAAATAGTCGTGACCAATATGATTGTCAAATGAAACTGCTAAGGCGTCAGCCAAGATACTTGGTATTGCCTCTGGTGATCTCTTACTATCTTTCTTATCTAATATCTTAATACCCTCTAATACTGCATTATGGACTGCTCTGTCTTTACAAAACTTTTCTGTTGTATCAATCAGCCAATTCTGGTCAACATCTTCAGGATTTAATACTTCTAATAAATCTTTTACTGTTCTTACATCGTCATCATTTAAATCTTTTCTATAACCCATTTCAACCATAATGGTTTCTTTGGTAGGAAGATTATTATACTTTGATATGAAAGCATATATTTCTGTAAACAAAATATTTTCTTCTCGTTTTGCAAAGTATATTTCTTTTAAGAAAGGTATAGCCTTTCTCATGTACGCTTCATTGTACATCAAGTTTCTTAATATACTTATTTCAATTCGTTCATTATTCATTTGTAAATTCTACCTTGCCGGAGTTTAGTTGTTGTTCCATTACTTCAATTAATATGTCACCGATATAATCTATAAACTCTTGTGTATCAATCTCTTTTGATTCTGGATTGGATAGTATATCATAATCAAACTTCATTGGCAAGTGACCTTTGCTATCTTCTTCTTTTGCAAACGCAACTTTACCATACTTGTAGATTACATTTCTGTACTTGTCTTCAAGTAATTTTACCGCTGTGTAATCTGCACCAGTCTTTTGTGCAAATACAAAACGTTTTTTATTCTTCGTCTGATCCGTATCGGAATTTTTTGTTGGCATATTCATCTATTTGTTTTAATACTTCTTTTGTAAAATACTTTTCTGGATCGTCATTGATAGATTTACCGAACACCTTACCTTGTGGTGTTTCAAACCTTGTTGATACTTTCTTAAAGATACCAGCTGCTTCAGCCATATCTAAAAGTCCATAATGTTTATCAAGTCCGTGTTTGTAGGTTAATTTAACGTCTATCTTTGCGTTTTCTTTTGTTAATCTAGATTTATAATTTTTACAATGTATAATATTACCAATTACTTCAGCACCGTCTTTCTCTTTACGTCTGCTTAAATAGATGATTGATGAGGCAGCGTATTTTAATCCTGAGCCACCTCCCATTTCTTTTTGTGGGAACATAGAACCAATAACATCGTAGGTGTGATTGGTCATTATCATAGGTACATTTGCTTTACCTAATTTTAAAGTTAATACTCTAAAAGTTGATTTGACTATTTGTGATCTAGTCATATCTCTTGTTTCTTTACCAGCGGCTGTATCTTCCATTTCTTTTGTAGTAGATAACATACCTAAACTGTCTAGAACAAACATTAAAGGTTGTCTTTTATCCTCTGGTTGTTCTAAATATTTGTCTATAATTTTTATTGATTGTGCTCTAAATTCTTGTACTGTAGAAACTGGTATAACTACCGTTCTACTACCATCAACACCACGACCTTCAATCATGTCTTTTGATATAGCACTTTCTGATTCAAAATAAATAACACCTGCGTTTTTATTTTTGTCTAAAAAATTCTTTACAATGCCTAATGCGAAAAAGGTTTTACCTGTAGCCGCTTCTCCTGCAATTGCTGTGATTTTATTTGATGGTAATCCACCGTGAATACTGCCTGATAATAAAGCATTAAAAGAATAAGAGCCTGTATCTATAAAACTGGTAACGTCAGCGCTATCTATTCCATCACTGACTAAACCTGCATATTCATTTCCACTCTCTTTAATTATTTCTTTTAAAAAATCACTCATATTATCTCCTTTATAACATATCCACTTAATATTGTCAAGCTTGATATTATCTTATTATATCTATTTTTGCCTCTGGTGTCCATATTTCTAATTCAGTTCTTAATCTATTTTGTTCTTTCAGTTTATTGTACCGAGATTCAGCTTTCTTTTTCCACCAATCTATTATATTATTTAGGTGGAATTTATCCCAATTATCGCCTTTAACTATTTTCTTTGTGTTGTCTTTTACTATATCTAGATAGTTCTTAATACCATAATCACTAACATAGTATCTTTTTCTTTCAGTTAGCTTCTTTGCATTACTTATAGTTGTATTAAATCTTTCTAAATCACTTTTGTTTAAACTTCTCTTTATTAAACCAATAATGGCATTTGTTAGTTTTAACTTTCTACTAGAGGCGTCATCTTTAACAAGTTTACCTACAGCACTATCAACAAACGTTGCAAGATCATGGAAAGGTTTACCATGTATCAAAGGTATAAAATCACTATCAGTTAATCCTTTGTATCTTAAATATGGTTTCATACCATCATATTGACTTGATGATTTACTATTACCATATAGACTTGTAGTTTCAAACAATGATAAGTTCATACCATATTTGTTATTTAATTTTTCTCTTATTGTATGACTACAACATATGGCAGCCAATAGTTTACCACCTAGATAATTAAAACCAAAAGGTTGGGTTGGTACTATTACAAATCCCATTATAGATGTTTTATTAAAACTTACTAATTCTGGTACGTGAGTTAATAATTCATTTCTTGGTTTCATATTTATAACTGGAGAACCACATCTTATAAAACCTACCCACTGATTAGTATTCTTTTCTTTTATTGCGATCTTTAAATTTTTACCAGGCACACTTGACATATTAGTATGAGAAGAAGTCATATTTAATAATGTATCATATGTTTCATTATCAGGTTCCAATATTTCAAATTCCATATCTTTAGGCGACATATCAAATTTAGAAAACATATCACTATCTAAAGTCATTCCAGGTAATGCAGCCGGTATATTTCCTATTTGAGATAATTTTTGATCTCTCATATATTCATCTATACGACTAAACTTTTCAAAGTAATTATTGAATATACCAGCACAATGCAATGCTTGGTCATCTGTTAAATTTTTAGTTTTCATCTGTTTATTCTATCATTAAATTGTAAATTTGTCAACCTGGTTTCCCCATACGTCCCAACCAGGCATAGAAGTTCTAGCAAATAATTCTATACGTGGTAAATCTCCACATAGTTTAATTATATCGTCTCTAATTCTATCTGGTTTTCTACTATGTTCTCTACGTTCACTCACAACCAATCTATCTACGTTGGCACCAACTCGTTTTGGTTTACCTTTTGTTGCAAGTATACAAGTCTCTGTATTGGCTCTTGTCCAATAACCTGGACCTTTAAAAAAATAATTCTTGATTCGATTCTTGTTCGTCTTCACCCACGTAAAGCCTACGGTCTTGTAATCAAAACCCCACTTCTCAACTATAGGTATTTGTTTGTGTAATAATGGATCAGTACACCACATAAACAATACACAATCCTTATCTGCAATATCTCCAACTGGTAGATTTTCTATATCTTTCATTGTCATTGTCTTATAATGATTCTCTGGATTCGTTTGGGCATTTTCATTATTCCAGTTCTGGAAGTGCCACGGAGGATCGGCGTATATTATATTATATGTTTTTTTAATATCCATAACTCAAAGCTAAATACCTGAAAATAAAAATTGTCATTATAAATCTTGGTATAGACCAAGATGTTTTCATTGCTATTAATTGACCTAAAGAAAATGACCAATGTAAGGTAATTAATAGTATTAATGTTAAATCAAATGTTTTTATCATTGTAGTCTGCTTTCAACTTGTCAACTTCTTCCTGTAGTTTTTTCTTTTCTCTCTGGTAATTATCATTAATCTCCAGAGCAATAGATAGTGAATTTTCTAATTCTTTAATTCTATGATTTAATTTTTTATTTTCATCGGTCATATCCTCGTAAGGACGACCACTCTCATCATATTTAAGTGTCATTCATTTACCATCCTCTCTATAGGTCGCCTTGCTTTTTTCATTATAGCATTTGGTATTTTCACCTCATATGTATTCATCATTAACGATTGTAATATTCCTGGTAAAGTAATTCGTTTCATATGTGGACATAAATTACAAGGTCTAACAAACTCTACATTTGGATTCTCTACTGAAACATTATCACTCATTGAACACTCCGTAATCATTAATACTTTACGTGGTTGTTTTTCTTTAACATAATTACTCATTTTAGATGTTGAACCTGTAAAGTCCACTTCAGCAATTACTTCAGGTGGACACTCTGGATGAGCTAAAATAATTATGCCTGGATTATCTTTTCTGTATTCTATAATTTCTTCAGCAGTAAATTTTTCGTGTACTATACAAGTACCGTGCCAAGATATAATTTTAACCTTTGTTTCTTTAGCAACATTTTTAGCAAGGTATTCATCTGGAAGAAATATAACTCTATCTACTCCCAACGATTCTATTATCTCAACTGCATTGGAAGATGTACAGCAAATATCTGTTTCTGCTTTAACATCAGCAGACGTATTCACATAAGTTACCACAGGTACACCTGGGTATTTTTCTTTTAATAATCTTACATCTTTACCTGTAATAGATTCTGATAATGAACAACCTGCTTTAGGGTCTGGAATTAAAACTGTTTTATCTGGACTTATCAACTTTGCTGTTTCTGCCATAAAATAAACACCACACATCAAAATAATATCTGCTGATGTTTTCGCTGCTTCTTTTGCTAGTAATAAAGAATCACCAACTATGTCAGCAACACAATGATATATTTCTGGTGTCATATAATTGTGTGCTAGTATTACAGCATTCTTTTCTTTTTTTAATTTATTAATACTTTCAATATAAGGAGCGTGAAACTTCCACTCAATCTCTGGTATAACTTTTTCTACTTTTTTATATAAACTCATCCGAAAAATGCCTCCAGATTTGCTTTCTTTTCCTGTGACCAGCCTATAGATTGTAATATAAATCTCATAGGATCAAGGAATGTTTTTTCAAATTGTGTTTCGTAATCTATATATTTCTTTAAATTAAATTCATATGGTAACGTTGTAATATAACTAATCACATCAAATCTAAATGGATTTGCCTGTATTAATTTAAGAAACTTTATCTTATCTCCTTCTTTTATGTAAGGATATTTCTTATGTAATTTCATTTCTTTTAATTTATGATTATATATTAAAGAACCTTTTACATGTATTGGTGTTCCTTTACTAAAGATAGTTGCTGGGTTTCTATACTTACTAATATTATTACATGATCTAGGAAAGGATATTTGTTCTGGTACCATTTCTAAAAATTCTTTTTTAAAGTCTGCAATAAATTTTTGTAAAGTAAGTTCATCTTTATTCATAATAATTTGAATTGCCTCTTTAATTTTACCTCTACAAACTTGTGGTGTTGATGATTTAACTGCCTCAATACCCATAATCTTTAATTTAGGATCAGCTAATCTTACTCCTTCATCATCTAATACGTTTAACATATATCTTTTCTTTGCAACCCATATTCCTTTGTTGGCAATTATTTCTCGTTTCATTACCATACAATTTTTAAATGCATTTGAATATTCAGATAGTTCATTAAAACATTTTTTAATATATGGTTCTATTCTACTATCAACAACCTTATCAATAAAATTACATATTTGTTCATTTGTTTTACCTGGACAAGTCTTTTCAACTAACTTATCCATCGTCACATAAATTGAATCTGTATCAGACGCAACAATATAATCAAACTCTGTTTTTAAAATCTTATTCATATAATCATTTACTTTTTCCTCAATATATCTAATAATGAATTGACCTGTTGTAGTAATAGCACTTGCTTGTCTTACATCATAAAATCTAAAGTATTGGTTACCAACTGCACCATAAGCTGAGTTTAAGGCAATCTTTCTTGCCCATTGTATATTGTGACATCTAGAAATTTCTTTTAATAATTCGGGATCCTTATTCTTTTGATATAATTTTTTAGCAGTTAACATACGTTTCTTATAAACAACACGTTCATTGTACATGGTCTCCATCATTTCTGGTAAGAAACCTTGACTATCATTTTTAAACTTCGCACCGTTAGGTGTTACACAGGCATTTTCATTTTTTAAATAAGATAAATCTATTTTCCGTTTTAACATTTTATTTACAGAAATACCTGAAGGATCCTGTCCTATTATTTTCTCTGGCGAAATATTATATTGTATAATGATATGTGGATATAGTGAATTAATATCAAAAGAAACTACCCACTTATGCTGACCGACTTTAGGGTCTTTTACATAAGCGCCTTCATATTTTGTATCTTTAATATGTTCTTCTCTTGGTGGTATACATATATTTTTTGCCAATAAATGATTTGCAATTAAAGTATCCCATACTCTTACTTGTGAAAATATATCATCATAGTTTACTTTAGATTCATATGCAACAGTTAATGCTAGTTCAATTAAACCAAGTTTATCTTCCATGGCGTCAACAATTTCAACGTCTTGTATGTTATAATCAATAAACTTTTGGAAATCTTTTTCATAAAAATCTTTAAATGTTTCAAAAGGATTTACATGTTTCTTTTTACCTAGTTCTAACTCACCAATAAAATCTAGTTTATAACTTTCTTGTCTTGTTGGAATAAACCATCTATACAGATCAAGGTAATCTAACATCACAATACCTTTTAAAGTATATGTTGTTTGAGGTCTACCTCTTACTATGATTTCATTTTTTTCTATTAAATTCCATGGCGACATTCTAGTTGCAACCTTTTCGCCTGCAATTAATTTAATTCTATTCATTAAATATGGTAAATCAAAAAACTTGGTATTCCATCCTGTAATAACATCTGGATGATTCTTTAACCAAAATTTCATAAACTCCATTATTAAATGCTGTTCAGTTTTACATTGTACATAGGTAACATCTAGTCTATCTGTTTTATATGCACCAGTTCCCCATGTTATAATCTGTTTGTTAGTTTGATTTTTAACAGTGATACAAATAATTTCTTCGGTAGGGTTTTCTACATCTGGAAAACCATCTGTTACTGTAGTCTCAATATCCATTGTGAATATCTTAATAAACTTTTTCTCCCATTTTATATTTTTAGGAAATTGGTCATTAATATATTGATAATGAAAACGTTCTAAACCGTAAATAGGAGAATTATCGGTTGCTACGTCTCGTCTAAATCTTCTTGCGTCATTAATGTTTTTGAATTTAATAGGATTAAGATTGCGATTATCTAAAGTTTTAAATTTTGTATCTTTTTGTGTGATAGAATATAGAGTAGGACCAAAGTCTATCTTTTCTTTATAGTCTTTGCCATCATGTATACCTCTAACTAGAAGTTTACCTTTGTGTTCTATAACTGATTTATAAAAGTTGGTCATCAAGTAAATGTAAAGTTATGCCATCAAGTTCTTTTGTCAATGAAATTTGACAACTCAATCTGCTAATACCTTTTTTATATCCTTCTTCATATTCTAATATCTCTTGTTCACTGCTATTATAATCTATGGGATTTAATTTGGCAATCCAGGCATTGTTTACATGTACGTGACAAGTAGCACAAGCACAAGAACCACCACAACTAGCAGGAATTTCCGGTAAACTTGCCTCTTTAGCTGCCTCCATTATAGTCCAACCAGCAGGCACCTTTACTTGGACTTTCTCATTGTTTGTCCTAATAAAGTTTACTGTTATCACGTAGCTTCGGTTATTAACTTTTGATTCTTTGTTATAATTGAGCTTGTGTTTTGTTCGTAAGATTTTCTTATCTCATCTTTAGGTTCTGTCATAAAAACTATTTTCTCTTTTGTTATAGTGACAGTATCCTTTTTACCAAAGGCATTGTACAATGACATCATTAATTGTAATGGTTGTCCTGGACCTCTTTGTTGAGGTATAATCACGAATGGATTTTTTAGACTTACACCTTGGTCGTTCTCACCTACCTTGGCAATTACATCTTCGCCTGTAGATAGTCTTAATATTTTCACTTCTTGCATAATAACTCCTATTGTATTATTTAATATAACACATTACCTATAAAAAGGCAATGTTTTACTTCTGTTCTTTGTCAACCGGTTTTAGTCTTTTACTTAATACAAACGTTCTATTAGGGTTAACACTAACATTCATTTGTCTCATTAAATCTCTATTAATTAATAAGTCTGATCCTGATCTTGGTCTACTATCTAATCCTACCTCTACATCTTTATAGGTAAAACCATTAAAGGTTAAATCTAATAATATTGTAGGTCTAATTTCAGAAGGTTCGTTTGTAGCATTTGCTCTAAAAATTTTACTTTGACCAAATTTAGGTTTCTCATAAGTTTTACCGTTATATTTCCATTTAACAGTTTTCTTATCTGACATAATTTTATCGGCATGTAAAGCACAAGCTTTTGATCCGTTACCACTATCAAACTTAGCTCTAACTTTAGCTACATCGGCAACGTCAACAGTTTCTAACCAACCACATTCTATAAGTGATTGTCTATCCCAATGACTTCTATCTTGAACATAATCAACAAGATATTCCATCATTTTTTCACCGTCTATTCTACCAGATGGTTCTGGATCAGAATAATAATCCTTGTATTGGTAACCTTGATAGTCAGCACCTGATCCTGGACTACCATTGATTTCTAAAATGTATGGTTTTTTATTGTGTATTATATGGTCAACTCCTACCATATATGCCTTTGAAGCTCTTGAAGCTTTTAAAATTAGTTCATGTTCTTCATCATTTAAAACATAAGGGTGTGCCTCGGCACCTCTATGAGTATTTGATCTAAAGTCATATGAGCTATGTACTCTTTTTGTACTTGCAATAACTTTGTTATCTAAACAGAAAGTTCTTACATCAAACTTGACAGGCATAAATTCTTGTATTAAAAGTTCAGATTCTAATTTCCACATTGCTTGTACAGTTGCAACAAGACCCTCATAACTTTCAATTTTAATTACTCCGATACCTTGTGTACCTGTTAATGTCTTTAAGATAAGTGGAAACTTACCACCAATCATATCTATTCCAGTTCTTATATTATTCTCGTTAGATATAAATGCTGTTCTTGGTGTAGCTATACCAAACTTTTCAAATAGTAAAGCTGACGTTAATTTGTTATCACAAGTCATCATAGCTGCTCTTGTGTTTAACATAAATGATTGTGAGTTTTGAAAGGCAGAGATTAAAGACAGTCCAGCTTCGTTCTCCACTGCACCACCTCGTGTTACAACAACGGTATCTTTACCTGTAAAGGTATGTTCACCATTCTTACCATCGTAATTATAGACAGTAAGGGTGTTCTTATCTTCGTCTTTTGCTGTGATTATAGTAGATGTAGTATTAACAATAACGCATTTAGTCTTTTGTTTTTTACACGCCTTTTCTATAAGTTCAACAGTTGAATCCTTTTGAGGATCCTCTGAATCATTTATAGTAAGTATAGCAACCGTAATCGGTTTATCTTTACGACCTTGGTTTTGCTCTGTTATATAATCTCTAAACTTTGGTATCTGCATTATCAGGTTTTTCTTCCTTCGGAAGAGGCTTGTCTTCCTTAATTATTTTCTTACCTATGTTATATTTAGCGGATAATATCCACTCTTTTTTCTCTTTAAATGGTAATACTTTAATTTGTGATAATGGTGCTTTGTTTTCTTTTGCTGTATCTTTGTTTAATATATTGATTAATTTCCAGTCTTCTAGTAATACTGCTATTGTATTTCTACGTTGTATATCATTATTAATTAGAGTTGCCTTCTTTCCATCTAAAGCAAAAAGTTCTTTAAAATGTACTATGTAATACTTTCCTTGTTTGTGTAATATGTGACAAGATTGAAAAAGGGTTTTATCTTTTCTACTTGCAACACCTATTCTGGTAAGTGTTTCTCTAACCTTTAAGAAATCGTCTGGTTGATTTAGAGTTACCTCTAACATCTGATCTTGTGACCACGTTATTTCATCATTCATTTTCTTCTCCCGCCTTTGTATAAGGCTTGTTTAATTTTATCTATATGTTCTTTTGAGAGTATTTGTAGTGCTTGTCTTGCTTTATCATTGCTGTATCCATAATACTCTTTTACATATTCCAAGTCAATCAACTTAATTTGTTTGATCCACTTCCCTCCAAATCGTTTCTTTGGTCTGATACTATTTAGTAAAAACTGAAATTGTATGTCTTTGTCCAAGAAGTGATAACCATTCATTTCATTGGCATGTGGAAGTGTATCCCAAAACATGGATAAACACTTATTAATGATGTAGGGAGGGTACTTTTTAATCCAGGCAATATCGCTGGTCTTCAAAAGGTTAACTTTTGTTTCGTTTATAGCTTTTAAATAATCTTTTAATTCGTACATAATATAAACTAGTGCCTTGAATCAATTTTATTTAAGTTCTGCTGTTCCGCCAGCGTCTTCTAACTTCTTCTTTAATTCTTCAGCATGTGCTATTTCAAGGTTTTCTTCAACCGTTTTAGGTAAATCTTCAACAAAAGTCTTTGCTTCCATTAAACCTAATCCTAATACTTCTTTAACAACTTTTAATACACCCATTTTCTTTTCACCAAAACTTTTTAATATAACTGTAGCTGTACTCTTTTCTTCTGAAACTGCAACAGGTGTTGGAGCAACTGCTTGTAAATTACTTGCTTGTATTCCCCACTGATCTTCCATCATTTTGGCCATATCAGCAGCTTCTTGCATAGTTAATTTACCTATTTCATTTACTAATTTGTTAATGTCTGTCATTTCTCTTTGGGTGCCTACCCATATAATGCTCGGATGGTTCGTAGTTCCATCTATGTCCGTGGTGTCCTCTTACGTCAGCATACCACATTCTAAACTTAACTATCATAACTCTCCATAATGTTCTCTTTGCCATTTCTTTTCTTTATCTCTTTCATTGATTTAAAAGGCATTTGCCTTTCTAAACATATTTAGTAAAATGTTTCCTTTCATCACTTGAATTTACAATTGGCCATAATCTCTGTTAGGCAGGCGATTACATTAATTTCGTGGTCAGCCACAAAAGCTGCCTTGTACTGGTAGCCAGCAATTATTAATATCGCTTGAGGTACGGATTTAGGTTCTAAACTTTCATATAGAACATCATAGACACCTCTGAATAGATCAGTAGCGTCCATATCTAAATGTTGGATTACCCACTTCCTCATATTATCAAACTCTTTTTTCTTCAGGTAACCCATAAGATTCTTATAGTCTGTTTCTTTTAAATTGAATAGAATACCACTGTCAATCTTACCACGTACAGAATATCTTTGAAGTTCGTTGATAGTTCTTCTAAAATCTGGATAATGTTTTTCAATTAACTGAGCTAATATTTTTTTATCATACTCAATTTCTTGTTCTTTTAAGATACTTTCCAAACGTTTCATAAAAGCAACAGCAGTTTTCCCTCTTTGACCATTAGAAACTTTGAAGTCAATAACAGTACAACGACTATGTAAAGCTGGTATGATTTTGTTCTTATAGTTACAAGTAAATATAAATCTACAGTTATTATAAAAACTTTCTATGAAGTTTCTTAAAGCAGGCTGTACCGATTCGGCATTCATATAATCTGCCTCGTCAATTATGACTACTTTATGTTTTGATTCTGTATTGAAAGATACAGTTGTTGCAAAGTTTTTAATCTTATGTCTTAACGTATCTATTTGACGGCCTTCATCTGATCCATTGACTATAATATAATCAAGGTTTAATTCTTCACATAAAGCACGAGCAACAGTTGTCTTACCAGTACCGGCAGTACCAGTTAATAACATGTTTGGTAGTTCTTTTTTAGATAGAAATTCTAAAAAGGTATTCTTTGTATCTTCTGATAAGATACATTCATCTATTGTTTTGGGTCGGTATTGTTCTACCCACAAAAAATCTGTCATTGACCAACTCCTTAAAATTCAGAGTCAGGTTCTAATGCAATCCAATATTGGACGTTTTTTGCTCTACTAATGAAACTAGATATTTTTGCTTTTGATATTGCTACATCATAATCATCTGGTATCATCTTAAAGTTTTCTGATTTAAAGTAAGCAGTAAACTTAACATCTGATTTTCCGATTACAGAAGACACTACGTTAGAAGTCTTGTTTTTCTTATCAGTAGCCACTAATTTAATATTTTTACCATCGCCTATTACAGCAACATCTGGTAAATTTAAAGTTGTAACGCCTTTATGTAGTTCAGCTAAGTCATCATTTTTTAATTGAAATGAAACATATTTATCTGGCATGTTAATCTTATTAGGTGTAAACACCGTAGATTTATCAGAGAAGAAATACTTAACTGATTTTCTTCCCTCTTTAGCTTCACTGATAGTCATTGAAGCACCACCATTAAACGTTAGTTCAGGACTTTTAAATAAATCCAATGATCTTAAAAATTGTGGTAGATCATAGATAGCAAATTCACTATCAAATTTTTCTTTTATTTCAGCCTCTGCTAAAATATTTCTCATATTGGAAATAGTTTGTATCTTATTTCCTGGCTTAATTAAAATGTTCTGATTTATATCAGAGAAATTTTTTAACAAAGCTATTGTGTTTGTGGACAAGTTCATTTTATAATCACTCCTATTCATAATTTAACTTTTCTTTTTGGAGCGGATACTTGGTACTGCCCCAAGTTCTACAGGTTGGAAACCTATCATAATACTTTTATACGACATCCGCATTTTCTATACTATATCAATTTGTTCAAAATGTCAAGCCTCCAAATATTTCAAGACATTTTCTGGTGAAGATACTCCATAAGGATCCGATGGATCATTAAATTCTTTACCAGGTTCAACGAACATTTTTATTATATCACCATTGTGTACAATAGCTGCATATCTCCATGAACGGTAACCAAAACCAATGGCCTCTATGTTAACTAACATATCTAAACTCTTTGTTAGTTCGCCATTGCCATCTGGTATCATTTTAATGTTCTTGATTTGTTCGTTGGTTTTCCATGCATTCATAACAAAAGAATCATTTACTGATATACAATAAACCTCATCTATGCCATGTTCTTTGAATTTCGTATACAGGTTGTCATAACCTGGAAGTTGTTGTGATGTACAAGTTGGTGTAAAAGCTCCTGGTAAACTGAATATAATTACTTTCTTATCTTTAAAGTAATAGTCAGTAGTTCTATCAACCCATTTACCATTGGAAAAATTACAAGCACCTGATTCGGATATATCACCTTCACGTGTTTTAAATTTTATATTCTTTATTTCCATAATATTATCTCACTTTAACATAAAATCAGGAGGAAGTCAATGCTCCCTCCCAATCCATTATTTATTTAACTTGTACTAATTTTGACCAATTGTCTTTACCAACTACTTGTGGAAAGAAACCAGCCGCTTTCATCCAATTGGTTTTACAACCTAATTGTTTTAATCTATTAATTCCTTCATTCCAATCCTCTAAAGTTCTTTTTCTTTTTTCACTTATTGGAGATTTAGGTGTAGGTCTTGATACATGAAATATAACTTGACAAGGGTTACCGGTCTCAAGGTACTTGGTTATCATTCTATGGTAAGTTCTATAAGCACCACCTTGTTTACAAATAAATGTATGTACACCATTGGTTTCCTTACCATCATAATTATATTTAATAGACGAATCATCTTTAGACCATCTTTTTGCTTTTGATGGATTCCATTCATAGACAGCATTGTGTATACTAGCTCTTTCTTCTACTTGTCTAATAATATTTTCTATAGATTGAGTGTGTCTATTAGGACAAAGTTTATATAAATGGTCTCTAATCTTATCACTATCTTTAGGAAAACCATGTCTATCTATTTTTACCATTATAGTTTTAACAATGTCTATTTCTTTATTGTTAACTTTTGGTAGACCTTCATTTTCCATGGTTCTTATATCTAATAATTCACTATCTGTACAATCAACTATATCAAACCACATTTCAAAATTATCACCATATAATTCTTCTAAAGCTATACATCTATTATAACCATATGCTAAAATATATGAATAGTCACTAGACTTATCTGGATTTTTATAAACACATGGTAGATATTCACTTGTATTCCAACCACTAGATAAAGAGTTTTTTAAATTCTCAATATCTTTTTCGCTAGTACCATGCATACGAGCGGTGTTGCCTAATTTATCATCAATATGAATTTTTGATAATTTTAATTTGGTTGGATTTTTTTCTATGTAAACTCCGACATTTGAAAAGTCGGGAATTGGACGCTCAAATTCTTTTTGAGCAATTTTTTTTGTTTCTATTAACATTTTTTTCTCCTATTGGATTATGAGTTTTCAATCCCATAAGGATTAAACAACTCTTGTTTTTATTTATACATTATCTTACTTTAACATAAAATCGGGAGGAAGTCAATGCTCCCTCCCAATCTCTCAATTTACTTGATTTTTATAGTTCTAGGCTTCTTTGAGTCTGGAACAATCTTCTCTAAAGATACCTTTAAAAGACCATCTTTTAGTTCAGCACCCTTTACTTCGCAGTCTTCTGCTACAGTAAATGACTTACTAAAATATCTTTTAGCTATACCTTTGTGAAGTATACCATCATTGTCCTCAACCTCTTTAGTCTGCTCGTCTTTATTAGACTTGATTGTTAGAACATTGTCAGCATAGTCAACAGTTACATCATTTTTAGAGTATCCTGCTAATGCTAATTCAATATCATAGGTAAACGAACCTGTTTTAACGATATTGTATGGTGGATAGTTTCCCATTCTCGTAAAATCTGTATCTAACATATGTTCAAAGTTGTCAAACATACTGTCAAACCCTACGGTTATTGGTCTTAAACTATTAAAGAATTGAATTGCTTTTGAATTGGTCATATTAACCTCCTATTGTTAAGCAAAGTTATTGTTATAGACAACCCTTAATGGCATTGTCATAGTTATTTATATAAGTATTAATCTTCAAATGTCAACCATCTATATAAAATAAAATGGTAGTTTTTATATAAGGGCGAAACTACCAAAACGCTCCGCAGCTTTAGTTTGTTTTTTTAAGGTGGTGCGAAACTAAGCGCAAATGCTAAAACAATCCACCATATCCGAAGCTATAATAGCTTCTTTAACGCTGTCATAGGACTTACGAGCAGCCTTGACCATAATATATATATCACTTTTATAGCGTTAAATTCCATAAATTTCTTATAAAAATCTCTCTTGTAAACGTTTCTTCCTCTTTGCATTAGCAATTCCTTCTTTCTTTTTTCGTCTCTTTTTTTCAGAAGGTTTCTCAAAATACATTCTTTCCTTATAATTTTTAAGGAAATTATCTTTTAAATTTTTTCTTTTTAAGACTCTTAAAGCCTGTTCTACATTACCATTTCTTACATCTACTTTTATCATAATTCTTTCTCTTGTTTAATCCTTAAACGGTGGCGACCACTACATCGCCACCAAGGATTACACTATTGCTTAAAACAAGTTCAAACAATATATAGCTTAAACATTATCCGAATCATCTGTCCCAGCATCGCTGTCAGAATCATCGTCTTCGTTCTCGCTAAGATCCGATTGTTCGGTTAAATCTTTTTGTCTATTCTGTTCCATAATGTCTTCAACACTAGCACCAGAATCTACTTTAGTATATAACTCTACAAACGAATTTTTTGTATCATCATCAAATCTATTAGTACACATTGTAATAGCTTTTACTTTATTATTAAATATCGCATAAGCTTGAGTAATGTGGACCAATCTTCTTGTTGAGATAATCTCGTCAACGCCACCATCAAAATAAGTTTTTCTGATAACATCAGCCCATGTAGTAAGCTTTTCTATGAAAGCTTTGTCTGATTTACCAGCTTGTTTTAATGTGTTAGTTAATATTTTTTTCTCAATAGCAACACTTGGATATTTCTGTTCAAAAGTAACAGGAAATCTTTCCAAAAATGCCTCATTAAGAATGTTGGTTCCGATAAACTTACCGTCTTCACTACCTTGACCTTTAGTATTGGCAGTAGCAATAACATTAAACCCTAATTTAGGTTTAACAAACTTGTTTATCTTTTTAACATAAACTCCTGAACCTTCAAGTATTGGTTGTAGACACATAATCTTATTACTAGCAAGGTCAACCTCGTCTAATAATAACATAGCGCCTCTTTCCATCGCCTCAATAACAGGTCCGTTTTGCCATACAGTTTGACCATCTTTAAGTCTATAACCGCCTAACAAATCGTCCTCATCGGTTTCAATTGTTATGTTTACTCTAATCATTTCTTTCTTAGCCTCGGCACAAGATTGAATGACACCCATTGTTTTACCATTACCAGATAAACCAGTAATAAAAATAGGATAAAACCTATTAGATTTTACAATAGATTTTACATCTGTATAATTACCAAATGGAACAAATATTGGATCTTTTTTAGGGACAATGTCGCCTACTAAAGATGATACAATATAAGCGGCTTCAGATTTTGATTCAACCTCATTAGCCGTATCTTTTTTGATAACTGGTTCTGGAACAGAAACGTCCTCACCGTCTACAGGTAATCTAAATAAAGATTTACCTAATTTGTAATCTTTATTTTTAATCAACCATTGTGGAGCATATTTACAGCCAAATTTTGCATTGGCTTTCTTTAACTGATCTACAGTTAACTCCTTTTTATTAAACATTGAATAAGCATGTTCAATAAATTGTGTTTGTTTAGTGTTTAGCATAGTGCTTTCCTTTCGTTTTATTAATATATCCTATCATAGTTCTATTCATAAAGCAAGCCTAAAAATTGTGTTATCCACATTGATTTTTACGCAACCTCCTCAATGAATTTATTTAATAGTGTTCTGGAAGTGATTCTTCCTTTCATACTTTTACTAAATAAATTTTTAATCTGACCTGGTTTTAAGCCTTCTTGTATTGTAGTAAGGTCAGTATTTTGTACGGCCATTGTTTTACCATTTAATAAAAAATACTTGTTATATCCTTTATGATATACAATAGCGCATTTTTCTTTAACAAATTTCTTTCTAATATCGGCAATAACTTTTTCTCTTAACATATATGATTTAAGTTGTCTAGTAAATCTGCCAACATCCCACCACTTAATAGTTTTTAAAACATAGAAACCAATTGTTTTTATATTATGTTCTTTTTGTATAAGAGTTAATAACAAAGCAGTCATATCTGATCTACTATCCTCATTAACATATTGTTTTTTACCAATCTTAATAACTGTTTTAATTGGAATATATTTGTCTCTACCATTTTTATCAGTGACTCTTAATTCATCTTTATGTGCTCTAATAAGTTTACCATCTTTGTCTTCTACAACTTTTGCGTCACCAGAATAGTTAGCACCACCATCAGTTAATGTAATGAAAGTCATTTTTTCAATATTATATTTTTTTCTGAATAATGGAACCAATTTTAAACAAGCAACTAAAGCTTCGTTAAGTGGTGTAGTACCTAAATTATATTGAGACGGCATATGAAATCTACTTCCTTCATATCTTTCCTCATTCCATACACCTCTTCTTGAATAATGGCCATAACATAAACCCATATTGTAAATATACATTAAAGACTCTTCTAATTCTTTTTTCTTTAAATTATGATTTGCTAATTCAATTAAATTAAAGTTTTCTAAAAACATATTACCACTTTTAAATTTAAAACTTGCTTTTTGAGGATCCCTATCTCTATGGACTAACCCTTGTTTTTCACAATACTCGGTAGTAAATGCATATACTTTAAAAGGTATGTTAACTTTTCTACAAAAGTAAACTAAATTAATTAATTGATCTATAGTTTTTTTAAGATCAGCACACATACTACCAGACCAATCTAACAACATCATCATACCATGGTTTTTTTCTGTAGGTAAGATAGTTAATCTTTTAAAAATGTCTTCACTAAATTTGTAATCTTTTAATTTAAGTGGATCAATTGTACCTGTTTTATCAGTAGTTGCTCTCTTATAAGCAGTAGCAGATTTTTTCATTTCAAATTCTTTAACTAGATAGTTAACAGTTTTCATATTATCACTACAATACTTTTTAAAATCATTTTTTAACCAATTTAAATATTGAGTTGTACTAGATGATATTTTATATTCACCTCTAATATATTCTCTCATTTCTTTTAAGAAAGTTTTAGTTGGAACAATAACTTTATTTAAATCAGGTTCAGGTAAAGTCACATAATTATATTCAACATCACTGTCAGTAATTTTTTGAGTACTTTCTTGGTATTTTTTATCAGTAATTGCTATAAATTTTCTTGAATCTAATCCTTTACTTTCTTGATCTTCTGTTTTACCATCACCACCCTCAATTGATTTTTGATTTTCAGCATTGTCAACTTGTACATCTTCTTTACTAGCTTCACCATTGCCTTCTTTTTTTTCTTGAGGTTTTTCTTCTTTTTTATTATTACCATCTTCATCATCATTGTTAGGTGTTTCTGCTTTAGTTTCTTCAGGACCTTTATGATCGTCTTTTATTACATACAGTTTATCTAAATTACTACCTGAAAAATTTGGATCCTTTTTATTTTTTTCAGTTTGTTTTTTCTGCCAATTTAACATTTCTTTAGCTAACTTAACAACATCTGAAAAAGTTTTTATTGCATTAACTTTTTTAATCCAAATGTTTTCAAGAGTTGTAAAATGTATTGGTAATCTTTTTGAAGACTTATAGAACATATTAATTTTATCAATTAAATGTAAGTCTTTATTTAAATCTTTATCTCTAACTCCAAAGAAGTTAGCATTATTAAGAATATCAAAACCATTAAGGTAGTTTTTAGTAACACCAGGATATTTCTTTTGAATTTTTAAGTCTATTCTACAATCTTCTAGAACATTTACATAAGCACGTAACTCATCATCTGTAATTTTTGCCCATGATTTATAAGGAGTAAATAGAGCATGACTGCACTCATGGGCGATTAACATGTCATACACATCGGGAGATTTTGTTTTAAAAATTGGTAATGTAAGTACTCTATTCTTTACATCAAAAGAAGCTGTTCTAACATTGTTATGTTGAATGCTTATATTTTCGGTTGCTAATAATTTTGCTAGTTGTGATTTTTGATCTAGTGAAACTTTTGTAGTGGTTTTCTTTTTCATAATATACTCTTATCCTAAAGGAAAATGAAACGAAAAGCAACCATTATTTTTGACGGTTTTACTTGCTTTTTGAAATTAATTTAAAGAACATTACCAGAACAGTGGATAACTCTTGCTGATTCTCTATCTTCCTACTTGATTTAAGTACTTTCCTTTACACTCTTCCCAATTTAAGTATATCAAATCATCATAAAAATGTGATTCTTTAGAATATCTATTTGTTTTTTCTAGACTCTTTATTCTTTTAGAGGCATGTTTTTCTTTCCACACCTTAACTAATGCTTCGGTAGACGAATCGAATCGTTTCTTTAAACCATCATCTTTTACTTCGCCTCTTAAATACTCATATGTATTCTCATATAATCTTGCAAAGTATATACCTCTAGCATGATCTGTTTTTATATACTCTTTAGGTATACCAAGTCTTGAATAAGTAAACATATATGACCTATTTTTATGATCTCTTTTTAATGGTTGGCCATTGGCTCTTGTTGCCACATACCATTCAAAGAATTTTCTAGTATGATTTTTCTTTAACCATTGTTTAATTAAATTTTTAGTTTCTAATTGTGGTTCATATGAAACGGAACCCATAGTGAAACCCATACGTTTCCAATATTTTAAACCATCATATTGACTTAAAGTATTCGCTTTTGCCTTACCATATAAAGATGTTGTGGTAACACCAACTAACTTATCGCCATACTTTTCTTGCCATATTCTTTGTACATCATCTGATAAACATAGATATGCTAATAATTTACCACCAGTAAAACTATAACCTAAAGGTTGTGTTGGTACAATAGAGGAACCAATAGCAGTATGATTAATCATACCACCAAATGTTTTACTATGTCTATCCCAACCAATAGCACTGTCTCTTGGAGTTAAATCCATAAAGTCACCAGATATACAAATGACACCTAGATGTTTACCTGATCTGTTATCATTTACATTAAAGAATAGTTGTCTACCAATATTACTATTGTTTTTCATAGTAGACAAAAACGTTCTTAATGTATTCCAGTTTTCTGATAGTTGTTGAGTTCTTACTGCTTTACCGTTAAATCTTTTTGTAGTATCGTCTGTATATTCTAATACAGGTTCTAATTTATCATAGTCTTCAGGTGATTCTGGAATCCAGATATTATTTCTAACTGTATCTATTTGAGTTCTTTGTTCAGGTGATGTTAATATTTTTTCAGTACCATACAATGTAGTTGATTCGGTTGTAGGATATTTCTTATGTACTTCTTGCCACTTTTGGAATAATGTATACTCTTGTACGGTCATTTTAGACACGTATCCAAGGTCTTTTTCTATTTCTTCTTTAAGATGTTTTAGATCAACATCTTCTACTTTAGATATATCGTTTTCTTCTTGGAATTTCTTCCACTTTTTTTCAACGCCTTCTAAATCTTGTTTTTCATGTATATCAAAGTCTTCTTTATTCATAATATAATCCTATCAGAAATTAATCTGATTGTCAAGCTTACAGATTCTTACGTTTTTCGTAGAGTTTCATCTGTTTAGCAGCCTTCTTATAAGCCATATCCAGTTTCATTTTAGATACACCATCTATAAAATTCTTACCTAATATATGATCGTATTCATGTTGGAATACTCTACTAATCATACCATCAAGGTGGCCTTCTCTTAATTGTCCATCTTCGTCTTCGTATTTAACAACTACTTTTCTAGGCCTTACTATTGATAAGAATACAAAAGGAAAGGTTAAACAACCTTCTTTCATCATTACTGTTTCCTCACTTTTTGAAATTATAAATGGATTAAAACATGCCATCTTTAACCCTTTTTCTATAGATGGATGATCGCCTAATGTAAACATATTGAAAGGCAATCCAACCTGATTACAGGTTAAACCTAATCCACCATATTTTCTCATAGTTTTGAACATAGCGTCTGCTAATTCTTTTCTATCTTTAAAACCCTCATCTTTTAACATATCATCGCTAAAAGGTGCTATGGCTGAATTTACTCTCGGGTCTCTTGGTGGGACCAATTTTAAACCTTTTTTATCGTCCACTTCAGTGGTTCCCTTCTCCTTTATTTTGTCAGTATTTACTTGGTTTTTTGGCTTTGCCTTCATAAACGTTTGAGCATTATTAATATAATTATCCTGTTTAGGTATCTTCTCCCTTTTTGTTTGTGGTGGTCTCATTACATTTTTTTGTGTACTACCCATATTTTCTCCTATGTTGGTTGTAATCTTGTGAAATTTTTATACTTCTCAAACTTTATTATATTAGTAAATTTATCAAACATTATATCTCCCTTATGGGATATAATAAAGATGTTTTCTTTTGAAAGTTGTGTTATAATCTTAAAAAAATCATCTGTACCTTGACCGTCTAAACTGCCGTCAAATATTTCATCTAATATTAATAGATTGGTATTTGTACTATTTTTCATCTTTGCAATATGTCTCCAAGTAAATAACAATGCAAGGTCTATTCTCATTTTTTCACCCTCACTAAAGTTATTATAATTAAATGTATCTCTAAATCTACTCTTTACTGTTTCATTAAACTCCTCATCTAAATGAAACGATACAAAGAAATCCATGGCCTGTAAATGTTGATTAATTAAGCTGTTCATTATAGGAACATACTTACGTATAATCTGAGCCTTGGCACCTTTGTCATTTAATATCTCTCTTAATATATCTACGTAATCCTTTTGTTCAATTATTCTATCTCTTTCTACTTTACTATCATCTAGTTGTTGTTTTAAATCTTCTAGTTGTATTTTAATCTCTTTACCATCAACTTGTTTGTTTTCTAGTAGTCTCATTTCTTCATGTATTCTATTGCTAAACTTATTTATCTCGTCTAAAGATGTTTCAAATTTAGATATGTCAATATTAAGTTCATATATCTTTTCAGATACTTTATTCATTTCTGTTAATTTTAATTCTGTTTTGGCTATCTCACTTAATATATCTCTCATACCATCTGATAGAGTTTTTACTTTTGTTTTAGTAGTATTTATCTTTTGAGTTTTAAAATTTTGATCTATAGGTTGTGTACATGTAGGACAACTATCATTATTCTCAAAAAACTCTAATGTCTTTTGATGTGTCTTTAAATTGGTCTCAATCTTAGCTTCTAGTTTTGTTAATTTACTTACCTTGTTAACTACTTTATTTTTATTTTCTATTTCTTTTTTATGAGAACCTATTTGTTTGTTTAGTGATTCAATCTTTCTACCATACTCTTTATTATCTTCTTCGTTTTTGTTAATCAGCTGTTTTTTACCATCTAGGTCGTTCATATTCAAGTTGGAAATAGCATTGAAGTGATTTAACTCTGTCTCATACTTGGTTTGTATAAGGTCAGCTCGGTGTTTCATTTCAATAACTTTCTTAGCTAAATCTGATTGTTGACTTCTTAATATCAAGTCCATAAGACCAAACACTCTAATGTCTAAAATTTCCTCAACCACTTCTCGTCTGTATCTAGGTTTCATTTTCATAAACGGCTCGTATGATGATGATCCTAATAATACAACTTGTAAGAAAGACCTATAGTTAAGTCTCATTATATTTTGTTCTAGATATTTTTGATAGTCTATACTGTTGGCGTCTTGATTCATAAGAACACCATCTTGATATATTTCAAATAGATTTGGTTTAATACCTCTTACTATTTTATATTCTTTCATACCTACATTAAATTCTATTTCTACAATAGTTTCTGTATTGTTTATTGAGTTTACTATTTGTTCTTTCTTTATAATTCTAAATGGTTTATTAAATAAAACAAAACAAAGGGCGTCCAATAAAGTAGACTTACCTGATCCATTTGGTCCTATTACTAATGTTGTATGTGATTTATTTAAGTCTATTACTATAGGCGTATTACCTGTAGATAGGAAATTCTTATATGATATTTTTTTAAAGACTATCATCTTTTCCTAAAACCGGATTAATAGGCCTAATTCTAAAGAAGTATCTCCAACATGCTGATCTTACCATTGATACAACAGTAAATATTAACGCAATTCCTATACTATCTAAAATAGTTGGATATAATCCAAAGAATGGAAAGATATATAATTGAATAAGAATAGCTAAAATTAATCCACTACCTACATCTATAATACTTTCTATTATAGCTTTATTCATCTGTTATTGGACATAAATCTGGTATTGGTTCCAACTCCTCTTGCATTTTTTCTGATGGTGTTTTTAATCTTTTTTCTGCCTCTTTAATAATAGCGTGTGTATCAGACACACTTTCTTCCTTCATTTTACCTTCTGCTCTAATTTTATCCATTTCTTTTCTAACATACTCTTGATGTCTGGAAGATTTCATAGATGACTCTAATTCTTCTTTTTGTGATTCTAATGTTTCAACTTTTGGAATTTTATTATTCACTGGCCTCCGTGTATAATTCTTTTGCAAACTCTTTTAGTTTTGTCTTATCTAAATCAGTATCTACCTGTTCAATATAGTTACCTAAAAATGTTAATGTATCTTCGCCTTGATCTATAGTATCTACCTTAACTGTTTGTGTAATATCAGTTGTATCTTCATTAATAATCAATTCATGTACATTGGTATTGTTGTAAAATCTTTCTACTAGATTGCTATACATTTCTTTATTTTTACACCTGTTTACAAATAGTTTTACAAAACAATTATCGTAAGAGGATAAATCTAAATTGTCATAGTTTTCTTTTGTATCATCATATATTAATTTTTTAAATATAGGTAAAGGGTTCTCTATTCGTTCTAATTCTCTTGTGTCTGTATCAAATATATGAAAACCTTTTGGACAATTATAATCTGACCACATAATTTGATATTGTGTACCTAGATAAAAGATATGGCCATCATCTGATTTCTTATGAAAATGACCAGATAATACTTTTTCAAATCTTCTAAATTGTTCTCTATCAAGTCCTTGTTCATTTACAATTCCTCTATGCATTTCAAAGCCTTTTATTTCTAAATGACCCATAACAATTTGAGCTGTTGTATTATCTATTTTATATAAAGTATCTTCTATATTGGCTTCACATATCCATGGTATAAACAATATATCTAATCCACCAAGATTTATATCTGTTGCTCTTGTATATGTTGTAATTTTTCCTAGATTTAAATTTTGTATAGCATTTACTTCGTTAGTATTTTTATAATAGGTATCGTGATTACCCAATATAACGTGAGTATCTATATTCAATTCTTCTAATTTATCCCAAAAATTTAGTCTAAAATTGTGGGCTGTGTTGTGATTAATAAACTTACGTCTATCAACAACGTCACCTAAATGTACTAAACATTTTATATCGTTATCAATAATATAAGGAAAAAATTGTTCCTCGTAAAACTTATTTTGATAGTTTATAAAGTGTGGAGAATCATTACGGCAACCAAAGTGTGTATCATTTAATAGGGCTATTTTCATCTTTTTTAAAAAAATAATCTAAACTATTCTTACTCGTCCTTTTTTTACGTTTTATTTTACTTTTTGCTACTTCTTCAGCTATTTTCTCTTGTGAATCCATAGGTAAGTTCTTTTGTAAATACTCTGTCATTTGATTTTTAAACTCTCTATCGTCACCTGGTTGGAGAGCAAAGTCATCTAAATTTGATTTACTAATAAGTTTGTGTTTAATCGTCACTTGTTTTTTCTCTTTTTGTATTCTACGTATAAAAGCATAGTAGATTATTTGAGTAAAATAAGCGAAAGGATTGTTAGATTTTTTGCCATCAAAGTTGTCAAGGTATTGTAGACAGTTTTCTATACCATCTGAAATCATGTCATCTTTGAATGTGTAATTTATGAAATTTGGTCTATATGAAAGGTGATTGGCAATCTTCAAAAAACAGGATCCAAGGTAGTTTCCTACTGCTGGTTTATCTTGTTTTTCTCTTATTGCTTTTCGTACAGCTTTTTTGTACTTGTTCATCGCTTCCAGAAACTCTTTATTATTAACGTAGTGTTCTTTCTTCGTTTTTGATTTTGCAGTCATAATATAACTATATACCTTTTCGTTCAGTTTGTCAATGTTTTAAGGTTATAACACACCAAAAAAATTTCGGTTTTAGGCTAAATCAGCATTGACTTTTTCTGGAAAATATGTATAATGAACGGTGTAGCCGGTTGATAGAGAACCTCCAGCTAGGGGGATTATTAATGTAAAGTTCCTGGCTCATCATCTTCATCATAAAATCTGTCATCAAATATCTCATTTAACTTTCTATTTTCTTTAGTAGAAAACTTCATCATCATTGGCTGTCTTTTTCCATCTGCATTGGCCAATGGAATATCACCATACGTATCAACGACACCAAGATAACTCTTACTCATAGCCTCGTTGGCATTTGTAATAGTCATTATCTTATCTTTTGGAATTGTAATATGATTATCGTTAGTATAGGCCGTCCAACGTATCAATGCGATATAGTCTTTGAAACCATGCATTGTTATTTGTGGTACGTATTTTATCTGTAAAGGTTTATCAATACAAATTGTTTGATGTGTGGTATCCATTTGACTCTTTGAATTTTCCACAACGGCAACAATATCGTCCCCATTAATCAACTTAATGATTTTTATTTTTTCGGTTGTTGTTTTACTTTGTTCCATTTATTGTACTATTTCATCTCCTGTTTTTACTTTAGGTCTTGGTTTATCACAAATTGAACAATCACATTTCTTACACTTGCAATTCATACAAGTTTCGGGACAATGTGCCTCGCATTTACAGTTCTTACATTTTTCCATGTATATATTTATCCGTTCCCTAAAGTGTGCCAGTGTAATTTTTTCATCGTACATACCAATCTTCAATGGGGTCAGAAAATTTTCTTTTATAACCATTATTAATTAACAGATTATATATTTTTTTTCTATCAGGCATGCTATTATGTTCACAGGTAATTATTTTAATATCATATGAGTTGAAGTCAAATGCATTTAAAATTTCAAACTCACTTCCTTCGGTATCTATTGACAAATAATCAATTTGTTTTGGAGCATTATACTTAAGCAATAGGTCTATTAGAGAAATTGTTTTAACTTTATATTTTTTACCAAATGTGTTACGAAGTTTACTTCCTTTTCTGCCAACATTTGCATAAATATCAAGTGTTGAATATTCACTTTTGCCTGTATGTTTAGGAACTTCGTTAAAGACTAATTCATCACCAGATGTTTTCCATATACAATTTGTTTCAATAGCAGTCGCATTTTTGGTAAAATCTTGTCTATTTTGTTTTAAATCTTTGTGCCAACATTTTGCCGGTTCTGCTAAAATACCTTTCCAATTAAATTTTTTCTCTAATAGATAAGTATTACTTGAGTCAAATCCATCAGCTGCGCCAAATTCAATAAAATAACCATCACCCTTAAATTTAAATTCTTTAAGTACAAACATATCTTGTCTTTGTTGTGATCTAGATTCAGGCAAACAGTAAGCTTTGTAAAAATTTGATGTATTAATTTGATTAATAGGTCCAAACATATTCTGCCTTCTAACATTAAGAATAGTTTTAATTTTCATCATTTCCCTTTTACAGTACTTACATTTTTCCATTTTTCCTCGGTGTATTTAAATCTATATTGTGTATTTCATAATTAAAGTCTTCATCATTGTATATGTTTATTCGTTCTCTAAAGTGTGCCAGTGTATAATTTTCTTTTTCTTTATAACTAATATCATCTGCTATATCGTATAAAGTCGCAGCTGAATTATTATCTTTTAATCTTAATCCTCTTCCAATAGATTGTAAGTTCCTTATCCGTGACTTGCTAGGACTAGCAAAAATAATGTTATGCAAGTTCCGTATATTAATGCCTGTACTGAAAGTCCCATAACTTGCAACGATAATAGCTCCGTCAGACTTTTCGGTAATTTCTCGTATTTTTTCCCTATCGCCTGTATCCACTCCACCGTGGACATAAAATACTTGTTTGTCAACAGCTTTTGTTTTAATTGATTCATATAACTCCTTTCCATGTTTTTCTACATATTGAAACAAACATAAAGTATTGCCTTGTAAACTAGAGGCTAAGTTTCTTATATACTTATTTCTTTTTTCACTTCGTACCAAATAATCCATTTCTTCTTGGTACGTTTTGTCTTTTAACATATGTCTAACATCTTTGTCATGTTGTAATACTAAACATATAATTTTTAAATCGGCTAACTGTTTATTCTCTTGTAATTCTGTTGTTGAAGTTACCTTATTTACAGCACCAAACAATCCTTCTAATACCAACTTATGTGTTTTTGTACCATCTAAAGTACCTGTAAGACCTATTCTATATTTACACTTCTCTAATTTAGTCATTATTTTTGTAAGTGAAACTGCTTTAAACAAGTGTGCTTCATCACCCATTACCATACCAAATTGTTGAAACCATTTTTTAGGTTGATTGTATATTGATTGCCATGTAGATATTACTACATTTCTATCTGTATCTTTTTCATATCCTTGATATATTTTATGTACATTTTTCTCTGGTGTCCAACCATATTCTTTAAAATCTTTATGTAATTGTTCAACCAATGATGTTGTTGGCACTATAATAAGTATCTTTTTGTTTTGTTCTTTTAGTCTTATCATATTATAACGCACTAACATATAAACTATAAGTGATTTACCAGAGGCTGTTGGAGATAATAATAAACATCTATTCTTTTGTGTTGCATGGATAAAGGCCTCCTTTTGATAATCTCTTATTTCCATAGGTACTTTAAGTGCTTTTGTAAACTTATCTACCAATTCTAAATCAACTTTAGTATCAACTATTTTAGCACCATCTACTACTTGTATCTTATTATCATCACACCATTTAAGTATATAAGGATATAAACCGGCGTAAATTTGACCAGTTGCATAAGAAAATAATCTTATCTTTCCATCCCATACTCTGTTTCTATAGGCAGGAACAAACTTATAACCTGGCACTTCAAAGCAAAAATATTCTGATAACTCTCTACGTATAGAGGCGTCAGCTTCTATCTTTAAATAAACTTCGTTTACCTTGTCTACTATGATGTATCTTATATCTGGCATTACACAAAAGGTGGACCTACAATCCAACCTACCAAAACTTTTCTTATTCCTTTGGTCACCGGATGTACTTTATGCCACATAAATGATGGAAAGGTTACAATTGTACCAGTTGTAAATCTAGTTTTAAAATGTATATTCTTATTGATTCCTTTAGGATTTAAATTAGCTATTTCTAATTCACCACCCTCGTAATCTTCATTTAAACATAAAGTAAAACTTATCTTTCTAATAAAACCATTAGGGTAAGGCTTAATATGTGAATCTATATGCCAATCATAATGGTCTCCTTCTTCGTATACTGTATACTGAAAGGGTTCAAATTCTTTTATATTAAAATTCCAATCTGCTTTTACATTATGATTAAAGATAACATCTTCCATATCTTTATATAATTGATTATTTTCCTTAATCCATGCAACCTTGGAACTTCTATTCTTATTATTGCCGTCTTGTATAGCGGCTTTTTTTAATCTTAATTTATCTGAATTTTCTATTATAGTACTACAATAGTTTTGATTGAATTTTGAAATTGAAACGCAATTGTTATTAGTTAAATACATTATACAGCTCCACTAGTAAACCTTTTCCAGTCTATTGCGTTCTTGATAGTAAATGTTCTATTGGAGATTTGTCTTAATGATCTATCTAAAAAATCTACAACTGCTTCTAGATACTTAACTTTTTGATTTGCTTTTTGCCACTCTGGATCAGCTTCAATATATTGTCCTACATCTGCTTTAAGTATTTTTAAATGAAAAGGTTTAAGTATATAAACTTGTGGGTCTGATTTACCTGTGTAATATTCCCACTTATCCCTTTTAATTGTTCTAAACTCATCTTCAGCACGTACTAATAATAACTTAAATTTAGTTAAAAATTTTAAAAACTTATTGTGTATTTGAGGTGTTTGTAAAGACGCTATATCTAATTCAATATCATTAATCTTTAAATCTTTTTCAGCAATTTCTTGTAATTCTTCCAATGTCATAATTTATCCTTTTCACATTATTATATCACAAAAACCTTTAAAAGTAAAGTCTGATTAAGATGTTGTAATAGTTGTTTTTGATGATCCTGTTACAGCAAAATCATATATTTTATAGTCAAACGTAACAGACGCCGTTAAATAATCAACATCTGTTGCTTGTTGATTGTAAGGAAGACCAGTTAATGAAATAGGAAATACATCACTAAATCTAACTTCTACAACTGAATTGTTTTTATTTGATAGTACAGATAACGTAGCATCCGAAAAAAGACCACCTGTTTTTGGTGGTGCATATTTTGATCGGCCAGCGTCACCTAATATGTTTGATGTACTACCAGGAAATCTAGTATTACCACTTTTTAAAAGATTTGCATGTTCTTTATGGTCACCTGGAAATCCTAAGCCTCTTAACCAACCATGTATCTCTCTATAATTTTCTAAATTTTCATCAACTAAAAATGAAATAGAAAGTCTCTCGTAATTTAACTTGTCACCAGGTAAAGGTATATCTTTAAGTGGTGTTGGTTGTGTTTGAGTATCAGCCAATGCAATGCCAGGTATATTAGCTGAAGTACAAAAATATTCTACTTTAGGTAACTTCATTATGCTAAATTTAAATTGTGTTGGACTAGCGTAATCTAACTTCGTTGGTTGTCTATCCATTGCTGTTGTCATAGTATTAAAATTCCTATTATTAAACCTATTATTATTCCTTCACACCAAAATGCCCACCTATGTGAACCTCTGGCTGTGTGTTTGTTTATAAACTCTTTTGTCCAATCATTCATATTACTATTTATCTGTCTCCTTTTCAACCTTTTCAATTATTACTGAGCTATCTGTAGGTTTATTGAATAAATTGTTGTCAATAAATCCAACATAACACAAGATAACTAGTAGCATTATAACTTTAATACAAACTATTACAAGTAGTATTCCTAATATTGTTCTCAATAAACTTTTCATAAACATATTTATTTATTTTCTTTCCCATACTTTTAGCTTACCATCTTTATCAGCAAACACCATTTCTTGTTTATCTTCTTCTGGTTTATTAGTACGACAAGTATCCCAGCAAGCTTTAGGACCTCTATTTTGTTTTAGTTGGTCATAAAATTGTTTCCAAACATTCGATTCAATTATATCATCTATACTTTTATAATCTTTTAGTTGGCTTGCGTCTATCATTTTTTTAAATTCTGGATCGGTCATATTTTCATTTGTATCACATCTACAACATGGTATTAATTGACCTCTATTTGTAATAGCAAGATTCATATTACCCTTAATACACATAGGTTCTATTTTAGTATCTTCCTGGTTAGGAAATTTATTTTCTTCACTTATTTTTCCATATTTATTATATTCTGTTACATGTGGAAAATTTAATTTAATCTCTGTCATTTTTTCTTTTCTTTAAGTCGTCTCTTTTTATATGTTCGGGTAAACCTAAATAATTAGAGCCATCTTTTAATGTAGGGTGTTGATACCTTGAACCATCTGGATTCGCATTCATAATAACATCTGGTGCCGCCCCAACTAGATTATTGTCTTTAGGATCCCATGTTTCAGCATAGTCACCTCTTGACTCTGTTTTATTTTCAGGCATTAACCAATCATCTGGACCTAACCATCTACCACTATTTATTAAATTAAAAACTATTCCATTATCTTCAGCCAGTTTAACACATTCTTTTATTGAATTTTGATTATATCTAAAAACTATCATTTGCCATATTGGTGTTTTTTTTAAATATTTTTTAGACATGATCGCTCTTTTAAAATGCAATTCACCATCTTGATGTACTCTATATTTGTGACTATCTTTAGGAAGACCATCTATACCAAACCACCATTGAGCTTCAGGATTTGTTTCCCATGCTTTGATAAAAAAACTATCTGGTTTATGTGTAGAGGCATTATGTACTTGACTTATTTTCTTTCTATCATGTATCATTTTTAAGAAATCAATAAAGTGTGGGTGATGTATAGGATCAGAGTATTGACCACAAAATTGTATTCTGTCAAAGTAATCAAGAATCTTTTCAAATTCTTCTATTGTTATATCTCTACCTGGTACTCTTTTACCTTTATTTCTCCAATGCATTTGTCTTGAACATCTAGGACATTCTAATGGACATCTATGAGATAAATCTAAATTTACTTTACTTGCTGGAAATAGTTTAGATTCATAGCGATTGCTGAACCTCGGTCCCATACCTTTGATAATACTTGGTGCATATGATTTAAAACTGCCTTCTTTGGCAGGTTTATATTTCATATATTCTTTTTCATCAATCATAACAATATTTATACGTGTTTAAAAAGCTAGGTTTCCGTGTATATAACCTAGACCAAGCGCTATTACTATCATTAATATCCAAAAATATATAAAGAGTTTAAGCATATGATTATTTAGGCCAAAAAAAAAGGGGACCGAAGCCCCCTTTTTAATTTGTTTTCAATTAAACAATATTACATTATGTTTGATACTTTAACTTTTTGGTAATATCTGTTTGAGTTAGGTGTACCAGAATCAGTGATTCCAGTTACAGCACCCGAAGCAGCACCAGTTTCCGCAAAAGGATTAGCAACTAGAC